TGGCTTGACAACGATGACGAGTTAAATGGTGACAGTGTATGGGAAAGAATATTGCAAAAGAAGTGGCGCCAGTGTATTACGATTTTATGTTCGATTGGTTTTACAAGACATATCTATTGGTCGGTGGTTATGGTAGTGGTAAGAGTTATCACATTGCATTAAAGATAGTGTTAAAGCTATTATCCGAAAGACGTAAGTGTCTGGTAATACGTGAGGTATACGATACTATACAAGATAGCTGTTATGACCTATTATGTGAAATCATAGAGGATATGGGATTGTATACCGACGATGTAAGTACATGGCGCAGGAGTGTATCAAAGGTATTATGTCAGAAAGCACCACTCAGGATTAGATTCCATAATGGCAGTACAATAATCTTCAAAGGTATGGACAAACCTGAAAAGATAAAATCGATAAACGGTGTTAGTATTGTATGGCTAGAAGAATGCAGTGAAATAAAGTATGCTGGGTATAAAGAGATACTTGGTCGATTAAGGACACCGAATGTAAGTATCCATTTTATCTTGAGTTGTAATCCTGTTGGTAAAGAGAATTGGGTGTACAGACATTTCTTCAGTAGACTAGATGATGAAGGAAATGAAACTGTAATACTAGATGATGAAGAACTATACAAGAAAAAGTTCATAGTCAAAGATGGCGTCTATTACATGCATACCATTCCTGAGGACAATATTTTCTTGCCACATGAGTATTTAAAGACATTAGACGAGATAAAGGACTTCGACGAACCTTTATGGCGAGTAGCAAAGTTAGGAAGGTTTGGCGCTAATGGTACTAGAGTCCTTCCACAGCTCAGTATAGCAAAGTCTCCTAAGATGTTTAAGATGGCAGTTAACGAACTGGGTGAAGAAAATATGTACTTCGGATTTGACTTCGGTTTTGAAGAAAGTTATAATGCAGTAGTATTTATGTCCGTAGATACAAAACACAGTATTCTGTATATCTGGGATGAAATCTATATTAACCATTTAACTGACGATGCTATGGCAGAACATCCTAAAATGGTAAAACTAAGAAGTCGGCTAGAGAGTATGGCTAACAGAGGAATAAACAAAACTATTGTAGCTGATAATGAAGACCCTAAAGCAATTAGCTATTACAGACAATGTGGATATAGAATCCGTTCATGTAGGAATAAGTTTGCTGGCAGTAGATTGAGCAATACCAGAAAGATAAAAAGGTTCAGACATATAGTGGTTTCACCAAAGTGTAAGAATACAATCAGGGAATTAAAAGAACTGACCTATAAGAAGGATTCGAAGGGCAATGTAGTATATGATGAGTTCAATATCGACCCTCATACATTCTCAGCTATTTGGTATGGTTTAGATACCGTTACCGTAGCAGATTTCAAGGATAGAGAATTCAACAGTAAAAGCGGACGGGATGCTATTGGTAGAAGAAGGCGTGTAGGATAAAAGCAGGATAAAGATTGGAGGAATTATGAAAAACATAGATTGGAAAAGGAAACTAACAAGCAGAAAGTTTTGGTTGAGTGTTGCCGGTTTTGTTTCCCTTCTTATGATTGCATTTGGTAAAGACAAGACAGTAGCAGAACAGGTATCAGCAATTATTATGGCCGGTGCTACTGTTATTGGATATGTAATTGGTGAAGGGCTGACTGATGCCTCAAATATGGAGATAGAAGAAGATGGCGAATAGGAATGGTATTGATGTTTCTGAATGGCAGGGCGATGTAAATTTTAAGAAGGTAAAGAGTGACGGTATCGATTTTGTTATTCCGAGAGAAGGATACAGACAACAGGTCGATGACAGGTTTTTCGAGTACGTAAAAGGATGTAAGGAAAATAATATTGATATTCCTGGGGTATACCATTTTCTGTACTGCATCTCAGAAGACGAAGCTAGAGCAGAAGCAAAGAGTTGCATCAGGAATATCGAAAAGGCAGGACTTCCAAAGTCAACAATTGTATTCTCAGATTTCGAATACGATACTGTTAAGAAGGGCAAAGCAAGAGGTAAAACTCTTGGTCGGACAGAATGTATAAAATATACGGCAGCATTTTTGGATGAGATTAGCAAAGCCGGTTATTTCACTGGTATCTATTCCAATATTGACTACTACAGGAATATGTACAGCAAAGACCTTATTGAAAAGCATATTTTCTGGTTGGCAGATTATACTGGTGCACCAGATTACGAATGTGTATTCCAGCAGACCGGAAGCAAAGGTAAAGTGTCTGGTATATCTGGTTATGTAGATATGGATATTTGGTATAAAGCTAGTGAGAGTAAAAAGGAAAATACAAAGATGGTATATTCAAGGCAGAAAGTAGTCAATCTTGCAAACAGTTGGGTTGGCAGAAAAGAATCCGATGGCAGTTACAAATATATTATTGATATCTATAATTCGTACACTGGTGGTTTTCCTCGCGGTGTTAAGATGCAGTATGGTTGGGCATGGTGTGCCTGTACTTGGTCTGCAATAGCAATCTATCTTGGCTATACTAAGATTATGCCTATTGAAATCTCAGTAGGGTATTTGGTAGAAGCTGCAAAGAAGATGGGATGCTGGCAGGAAAATGACAGTTACATTCCTAGTGCTGGCGATGCTGTAATTTATGACTGGGATGATTCTGGTAAAGGGGATAATACAAATTGGCCTGATCATATCGGCGTTGTAGTAGAAGTCAATTCTAAGGCAGGATATTTTGTTGTAGTTGAAGGAAACTACAATGGAGCAGTAAAGAAAAGGACAGTATCTATTAATGGAAAGTTTATCAGAGGTTTTGTAGTTCCCAAATATACTGATAATTCGGTATCTAATACAAAGCAGGAGTCAGGCAAATCTATTGATGAAGTAGCACATGAGGTTATTGCAGGAACTTGGGGGAACGATGATCCGGATGGTTACAGAAGCAAACAGTTAACAAAACATGGCTACGACGCTAAAGCGGTACAGGATAGAGTAAACGAGATTTTGGGCTATAAGAAGCAGACAAATGGCTCAGAGGTCAAAAAGCAGACAAATGGAATAAAAGAAGTCAAGGCAGTAGATTATGCAAGGTGCTTTAATGAAAATGTTGCCGGTACATATAAAACCTCAGTAAACCAGAATATGCGGACTGGAGCAGGCACAAATAAGAAGGTGCTCTGTGTAGTTCCTAAAGGTACAAAGGTTAATTGCTATGGATACTATTCCAACTACAATGGTGACAAATGGCTATATGTAGTGGCTAATGTAGGCGGTATTAAATATACCGGTTTCTGTTGGTATGGATATTTAGAAAAGGTGTGATATGGCGAGTGAAGAAGCTAAAATGATTGAAAACATAAACATGCCAGAAGTTTTAACGGCATTTAGCAGAATCCCTTATGCACTACTAAATCAGGAAGTAGAAGGCAATACACATGATACTTTGGCGGAGATGACGGAAATCTGTAAATACTACAAGGTTTACAAAAAGGGTATGGACTTTGCAGTTGAGGGCACAAATGGAGATTATGTCCCCGCAACATTGAAATACAAAATGGCCGCAAGTCTAGTCAATAAAGAAGCAAGGTTTTTATTTGCTGAAAGTCCTGATATTGTAGTTGAGCCAAAAGGCGATGTTGGTATGGTTTCTGGCGAAGCAAAAGACCAGATAACGTCTTGGAATGATTTACTTAAAAGTGTTCTGGATAGTAACCTTTTTGAGAAGGCATTGTTACAGGCAGCAAAGGATTGCTTTATTGGTAAAAGAGTTGCTGGTCTGGTAAACTTCAACGAAGAAGATGGTATTACAGTAACATTCCTTCCATCCACTCAGTTTCTTTTTGAAACTCGGATTGGCAACGATAATATCTTGACAAAGTTTGTCTGTTTTATCATAGTCAAAGATAGCACTAGATTAAACGACAAGAGGATTTTCAAGAAGAAGTATACACTGGTAAATAATGTGGTATATCTGGAAGAACGAATGTATGATGGTGCAGGCAGAGAAGTCCCAGTGGATGAATTTACTCCTACAGAAGAACAGCCGGTTAAACTGGAAAGAATCCCTGCGGTGGTTTTTATTAATGATGGTTTAACAGGTGACGATAAAGGTGAATCTGAAATAGACCTTTTACAAGATTATGAGCAGTATTACAGCAAACTGGCAAATGGAGATACCGATGCAGAACGTAAGACAATGAATCCCACTCGGTATACGGTAGATATGGACCAGAGGTCAACAAAGAACCTTAGTTCATCTGCAGGTGCTTTTTGGGATTTGCAGTCAGACCAAAATCTGGATACGCCAAAGCCTTTGGTTGGTATGCTCGAAAGTTCAATGAATTATAGTGCTGCATTAAAGACAAGTTTGGACAGAATTAAGACTGCAGGATATGAGCAAGTTGATATGCCCAATATTACACTGGAAACGATGGTTGGAAATATTACTTCAGGCAAAGCACTCAAAGCAATATATTGGCCGTTAATTGTTCGGTGTAAAGAAAAGATGAAGATGTGGGGTCCAAAGCTCAGGCAGTTAACAGAAATTATCTTCGAAGGTGCTCTTGCATATCCTAATACGATTACAAAGTATGTTGACCAACCAATTGTACCTGTAGCACACGAAATTAAAGTTGAACAGAACACACCACTTCCAGAAGACGAGTTGGAAGAAAGAAATATGGATTTGGCCGAGGTTGCAGCCAATACAATGTCTAAGAAGGCATATATGAAGAAGTGGCGTGGTTTAACAGATGATGAGGTCAAAGAAGAACTTGAGCAGATAGCACTTGAGCGCCAGATAATTGACGACAGCTTTATTGAGTATACAAAGACCTCAAATATGGAAACAGAGTCTAATGCAGCAGAAGAAGAAGTAGAAGTGGAAGAACAGGAGAATACAGAAACGGCTGCAAATCTGGCTACTGATGGTATCAATGGTTTTAACGAGTAGGTAATGGAGGTATAAAGCACAAATGTCAACATCGTTAATATTTAAGGATGCAGAAAAGGCACGGGACAATATTTGTGCTGAAGACCAAAAGAAAATAAGACAGCTATATAAAGAGTGGGCAAAAGAAGTTGGTGAACGGGCAGAATACTATGGGACTAAAACAAATGCTAGTGCATATTGGCAACAGCAACAAATGTTAGCCCTTCAGAGACAATTAGAAAGTGAAGCAAGGGAAATCTACAGGCAAATCAAAAGTGGTGCAAAAGCAAGTATGTATCTGGTTGCCGACAAAGTTGTAGGTGCTAATGCAAGATATTTGTCTTCTTTAGGCTTTCCTAAAAATGGTGTAAATACAGCACTAACTTCTGTGCCTACTCATGTGGTAAACAATATTGTTACTGGCCAAATATATGAAGGTGGTTGGAACCTCAGCAAAGCAATATGGAGTGACCAGAATAAAACATTGTCTGATATATACACTATCGTAGCTCGAGGCAGAGCAGAGAATATGAGTGCTTATGATGTATCCAAAATGCTGGAAAAATACGTCAATCCTTCAAGGGCAAAGATGTGGAATCTAAAAATGGCAGATGGTGTAAAAATCTATAAAAAGTCTGTTGACTATAATGCCCAGAGGTTGGTCAGAACTTTAAACCAGCATGCATATCAGCAAAGCATTATTCAGGTTACAAAAGCAAATCCTTTTATCAAAGGTATAATCTGGAGAGCAAACGGAAGCCGGCCGTGTCCTATATGTATGGATAGAGATGGCCAACGTTTTACATGGGATAACGTTCCTATGGACCATCCAAATGGTATGTGTACTATGGAACCGGATACAGATATTGATAGTACGATTGATCAGTTGGTGGATTGGTTTAATAGCCCAGATGGAACATTTCCAGAGATAGACGAGTTTGCAAAGCAATTCGGTTATGTTCCAAATGTAAAAAATATAGTAAAGAATAATTTGAAAAAATAATTTAAAAACATGTTGCCAAAATATACTCCATAGTGTATATTTATAGACAGTTAAAGAACACCCAGTTTTCCAAGATGGAGGTAAAAGACATGTTAACTGCATTTGAAAAAAGATTTTGTGATGAGCTTCTTGAAACTGGCAAAATTCTTAAAGAGTCACATTTCGGTGACAACCACAACTATCTGGTTGAGTATGACGAAAATAATACATTCACAATTACAAAAGAAAACGGCGAGTGGATTTACATTTACAGATGCAATTAATGAGACAGTTTCCTAGGAAGGAGAAAACAAAATGAAAAAGATGACAACTCTTGATAAAATTAAAGGTGTTACTGCTTTGGTTAACAAGAAAATGGCAAACGGTTCTGCATCAATTACTTATAATGGTAAGAATAAGGTCGATGGTGAAGACCAGGCCGGAAGAACTTTTATTTTTGCAAACTACGATGGAGAATGGACGTTATATCAAGGATGCGAATTGATTATCGGGGATACAGCTTTGATGCGTTGTGTTACGGCGATGCTTCAGGCATGTGGAGAATATAAGTCTTTTGGAATGTAAAATAAATTCAAATCCATAAATCAAGAGGGAATACAGAAATGTATTCCTTTTTGATTTGGCTACAAAAATATTATATTAAAGCTGTTGCCAACTTCTTAAAGATATAGTATAATAAAGTATCAAGAAAAAGTTTGTTTGGATACAAGTTTGAAGTAGGATATATTTGGTCACACTTATATATCCATTTTTATTGCTTTGGAGGAATTATGTCTGGTATAGCAAATTTAACAAATGTAGTCGAGTGTATTCAGTGTAAAGTAAAGTTCAGAATCAGCTCAGAAAATGTAACTAAAAAACGATATGTATTAAATGGCAATCAAACGTGGATTACGTATTACGATTGCCCAGAGTGTGGGAGACGCCACTATGTTCAAATTGATAACGAACAGACAAACAGTTTGTTAAGCAATCTGACAAAGCAAATTGGTATTATTGCTAGACTAAAAAGAGCAGACAAAAGGATACCAATGAAAAAGCAAAGGAAATATGAAACTACAAAGCGTAACCTGTCCGCGCTTCGGGCTCAGCTTATGAAGCAATATCAGGAACGTGATATGTTATCTGAAGATGGGAAAATCGAAAAGATAGAATTCACGGTTTTAAATTAATACGACCATGAGTGGCATGGATATATATGAAAGGAGATTGCAACAATAATGGGTGCAAATGAAGAAAAGGATAAAAACAACAATATAGAGGAAAATGGTCAGGGTACAAACGACCAGACCGAGACAGATGTCAATTCTGGAAATGAGACCGGAACAGCCGGAAAAGAAGAAAAGGTCGAAAAAACTTTTACACAGGCAGAAGTCAATAAGATGATGGCAAGAGAAAAGCATCAGGGTGTTAATTCGGTTTACAATGAACTCGGCATTAAGCCTGGTGACAAGAAAACACTCTCAGCTATCAAAGAGTATCTTGCAAGCCAGAAATCCGAAGAGCAGAAGGCACTGGAAGCAGAAGCAGCAAAGGCAAGTGAAATTGCAAAGGCAAATGAGCGTGCTGCAATCGCTGAAGCAAAAGCAGAGGCAATGATGATTGGTGTCCAGACCCAGTTCGTAGAGGATGCGACTACACTTGCACTGGCAAAGGTAGCGGCAGAAGATGGTACTGATATTAAAACTGCACTCGGCGAATTGAAAACAAAGTATCCTATCTGGTTTGGTGCATCGGGAGACGATGGCGATGATAAGGATAAAAAGGACAAGGGTGAAGAGAAAAATGCCGGTAAAAACAACGTCGGCCAGAAGGGGACTGGTAGCTCAGTAAAGGTGTCGGAAAAAGATAAAGGTGGAGAAGCAAAGAGTCTTGGTGCAAGACTTGCAGCCAAAAAGCACGGAAATGCAAAACCGACATATTGGGGCACCAAAAAGTAACGTTTAAAATTTGGAGGTTTAAAACATATGTTGAATCGTGATGGTATTAAAAGGACAAGCTATGCAGCGCCTGTTCAGATTCTGGCAAATGTCGGTCTGCAGGCTTCTGTTGGTTGTATTGTAGATGATGCTATTGTAGCATCCGCCGATGCTAACGGTAAAAAGATTGCTAAAGCAGGCACACCGATTGTTGTTAATTTTGGTAACCTGCAGACGCCTGTTACCGCTGGTACAGCAACAGGGGCAACTCCTACTGCAAATGCTGTACTCCTGCATGATGTAGATGTTACAGATGGTGATGCAAATGGAACTGCACTGTACTTCGGTGTAGTTAATATTAATCGCCTCGATGCAGCAACACAGGCAAAAGTATCTGCAGGCATTAATGTAATCGGTGCTGTATCTTTTATCAGGGCGTAAATATATTTTTGGTTTTGGAGGTATTATAATATATGACTATTTTTGATTTGATGACAAGTACAAACCTCACAGCATATTGGGAAGAACTGGTACAGGACGAAGCACCCTATCCCTGTGAGGAACTTTTCCCCGATGACAAAAAGCGTGGTCTTGACCTGAAGTGGATTAAAGGTAGCAGAGGACTCCCCGTTGTTCTCAAGGTTTCTGCATTTGATGTCCATGCTATTCCTCGTCCTCGTATCGGCTTCGAGAAACTTACAGCAGAAATGCCCTTCTTTAAAGAAAGCACCTATATTGATGAGGAACTGAGACAGGAACTCAACATTGTTCTGGAAACTGGAAATCAGGCATATATCGATTCGGTTATGCAGAGAATTTTCGATGATGAGACAAGACTTCTCAGAGGTGCAAGAGCATCCCGTGAGAGGATGAGAATGCAGGCACTGACTACTGGTGCTATTACAATGGCCGCAAATGGCCAGTCGTTCAATTACGATTATGGTGTTCCAAATGCTCACAAGGGCAATTCTTCGGCAAAGTGGTCTGACCATACAAATTCTGATCCGATTGAAGACCTGAGACTTGCTCAGGAAGCAGTATATGATGACACCGGTGTTAAGCCTACAAGGGCAATGATCGATGCAGTAAGTTGGAGACATCTCAGAAACAACGAGAAGATTAAGAAGGAAATCTATGTTCTGACCAATGGTATTGGTGCACTTACAGACAACAGACTTTCCGATTACATTTCTGATCAGCTTGACGGTCTTGAGATTGTAGTCAACAAGAAGCGTTACAAAGACGAGAACGGAACAACACAGGCATTTATGCCGGCTAATACTGTTGTAATGTTCCCCGATGGTGACCTTGGAAGGACTTGGTTTGGTACTACACCTGAGGAAAGTGACCTGCTTGCATCTTCCGTTGCCAACGTATCTATTACAGATACTGGTGTAGCGGTTACTACAATTCAGCATGCTGACCCTGTAAATGTTGAGACAAAGGTTACAATGATTTGTCTGCCCAGTTTTGAGACTGCAGACCAGATTTATATTATGGACACAAATCCGTAATAACAAACAAAAATAAAAATATAGTAAGTTAAAGTTTGGGCGGTTTGTAGATTTAAAAATTATCTGCGGCCGCCCAAAAGTAAATATGGAGGTTTTAACAAAATGGTTACAATTACGAATGGCAGAAATACACTGAAGGTTACAAATGGCGCTTTTGAAGGTATCTATAAATCCTGTGGTTATGAACTGGTTGGTACAGAAGCTAAAGCACCCGCCAATGTAGAAGATACACAGGTTGAGGAACTGGTTGAGACAAATCCTTTCGAGGAACTGGAAG